CAAACAATTTTTATTTTTTATGATATAAACCGCGCATGGTCTCCTTTCCGCTATCAATTCGAGAGTTAAAAGCAACAGAGTCGCGCTTACAGGCCGTGTACGACGCAGCAAAGCTAGGCTTGCGCGGTGAGACACTCGCGCTCGCAGCCGGTATGCTGCCGCAAGAGTTCATGACCCTGAGTAACTTTGATCCGGTCGTGAACATGGCCGCGATGAAGGGCAAAGCCGACGGCGAACGCGAGATGGCCGAGATACTGCACAACGCAGCGCGAGGCGGCGACGCCAAGGCGGCGCTAGAGATACTGAAGCATCAACACGGCTGGGTTGCCAAGCAGGCCATCTCAGTAGAGATCGACCAACGCATATCCATAACCCAGGCGCTGGCCGAAGCCGAGCGGCGCATCGTAGAGATCATAGATGCAGACCACAATCTACCAGCCTGAAGACGAACAAGAACTCATGGCGCGGCTGTGGAGTCCGGCGCTGAAAGACAACCCACTGGCGTTTGTGCTGTACCTGTTCCCCTGGGGGCGCAAGGGGACGCCGCTGGAACACTTCACCGGCCCGCGCAAATGGCAGCGCGAGGTGCTGCAAGACCTTGCCGACCATATTAAGAAGAACAAGGGCGTTGTCGACTACTCAGTATTGCAGGAGGCAGTATCCAGCGGACGGGGTATCGGCAAGTCGGCGCTGGTCAGTTGGCTGACTATATGGATGACATCGACGCGAATTGGCTCGACAACCATCATCTCAGCTAACTCGGAGAATCAGTTACGCAGTATCACCTGGGCTGAGATAACTAAATGGCTGGCTATGGGGCTGAACAGCCACTGGTTTGAAATATCCGCCACCAGAGTGGCGCCAGCTAAGTGGTTAACTGAGTTAGTCGAGCGCGACTTGAAGAAGGGTACAAGGTATTGGGGTGTGGAGGGCAGGTTATGGTCGGCGGAGAACCCAGATGCCTATGCTGGTGTGCATAATTTCGATGGTGTGCTGGTGATTTTTGATGAGGCCAGTGGTATTGATGATTCGATATGGTCTGTCACTGGTGGATTCTTCACGGAAAACACGCCGAATCGGTTTTGGCTGGCGTTTAGCAACCCACGGCGCAACACGGGGTACTTTTACGAGACTTTTCACTCAAAGCGGGACTTTTGGGCGACTAAGGTGGTGGATGCGCGGACGGTGGAGGGGACGGACAAGCAGGTTTATGAGAGGATCATTGCGGAGTACGGCCCAGACAGCGCCCAGGCGCACGTTGAGGTGTATGGTGAGTTCCCACGGGCGGGGGATGACCAGTTTATACCGTCAGATGTGGTAGATGAGGCGATGAAACGGCCTAAGTACAAGGACAACTCAGCACCAATCATCATTGGTGTGGATCCTGCGCGGTTTGGGGCTGATGCCACGGTGATTGCGGTGCGGCAGGGGCGGGATATTGTGTCTATAAAGAAGTATAGAGGCGATGACACCATGACGGTGGTGGGGCATATCATTGAGGCGATGGAAGAGTACAAGCCTGCGATGGTGGTGATTGATGAAGGTGGGTTGGGGGCGGGGATTGTGGATAGGCTCAAGGAGCAGCGGTACAAGATCAAGGGTGTAAATTTTGGGAACAAGTCAAAAAACCCGATAATGTATGGAAATATGAGGGCGCAGATGTGGGGGGATATGAAAGATTGGCTCAAATCTGCTAGTATTCCGCAGGATAGGTTTCTTAAAACAGACCTAATTTCGCCCTTGATGAAGCCTGATTCACGGGGTACGATCTTCTTGGAGAGCAAGAAAGAGATGAAAGCACGGGGTTTAGCCAGTCCAGACGCTGCGGATGCGATCTGCGTGACGTTTGCTTTTCCTGTGGCACATCGGGAGTACCGTGAATCAGCGCCGCGCAGGTACTCGGATCACTCGGCGGTGTCTACTGGATGGATGGGTAGTTGAATGAAAAAAGGTGTATCTTTATCAGTTGGGCGAGGCGAGAAGCTGCCAACGTCCAAGGGCGCTGGTTTGACTGCCAAGGGTAGGGCTGTCTACAATGCAGCCACTGGCTCTAACTTGAAGGCTCCTGCCCCAAACCCCAAGACCAAGGCAGATCAGGGCCGCAAGGATTCATTTTGTGCAAGAATGGGCGCGGTAGCGGCCAACGCCAAGGACGGCGAACGGGCCAAAGCGGCCCTTAAACGATGGAAGTGCTAATATGAAATCAGCTAAACCTGGGCTCTATTCCAACATTAACGCCAAACAAGCCCGTATCAAGGCTGGTTCTGGCGAGAAGATGAACAAAGTTGGCAGCAAAGCAGCGCCTAGCAAGCAAGATTTTGTAAATTCTGCCAAGACGGCGAAGAAGAAGTAATGCCACTCAAAAAGTCACCTACGCCTGCGGCGTTTAAAGCCAATATCAGGGCCGAGGTCAAGGCAGGCAAACCTGTCAAACAGGCCGTGGCAATAGCTTATGCGGTCAAAAAGAAGGCGCAAAAGTAATGGTTGACTACACTGGCATTAACAAGGTTGGCAAGGTTGCCGATGTTGGTGGGGGCGATGACGTAGAGTACAGCGATATGCTCTCCACCATGCGTTCGCGCATGACAATGGCGGTGGATGCTTACAGTGAGAGCCGGGGCAATGAACTGGATGACTTGCGGTTCATGGCGGGTAGTCCAGACAACCAGTGGCAATGGCCTGCTGACGTACTGGCGACTCGCGGGGCCGTCCAAGGGCAGACTATCAACGCCCGTCCCTGCCTGACTATCAACAAACTGCCGCAGCACGTTCGGCAAGTTACCAACGACCAGCGGTACAACAAGCCCAGCGGCAAAGTGATACCTGCAGATGACGTTGCTGACCCTGAGATGGCGGAGATATTCAACGGTATAGTGCGGCACATTGAATACATCAGTGACGCTGACATTGCCTACGCAACTGCCTGCGAGAACCAGGTTACTTATGGCGAAGGCTACATTCGCGTACTAACTGAATACTGCGACGAGAACAGCTTTGATCAAGAACTGAAGATAGGCCGCATTCGCAACTCATTCTCGGTCTACATGGATCCTGCTATCCAAGACCCATGCGGTGCGGATGCGCGGTGGTGCTTTGTCACTGACGATGTACCGAAAGACGAGTACGAGCGCCTGTACCCAGACGCTGCGCCTATCAGTAGCCTGCTGTCCCTTGGGATTGGCGATCAAGACCTACAGCAATGGCTGCGCGATGAGACAGTGCGAATTGCGGAGTACTTCTATCGGGAGTACAAAGCCGAAACACTCAACCTGTACCCTAACAACATCACGGCGTTTAATAACACGCCTGATGACAAGCAACTTAAGATGCTCTACGGCAAGCCGTTGAAGACTCGGATTTCGCAGCGGGAGAAGGTTTGCTGGGTTAAGAGCAACGGTTACGAGGTGCTGGAGAAGCGCGATTGGGCGGGTAAATACATCCCAATCGTGCGAGTGGTGGGCAATGAGTTTGAGGTCAACGGGCAGATTTATGTCTCTGGTCTGGTGCGAAACGCCAAGGACGCTCAGCGGATGTACAACTATTGGGTGAGCCAAGAAGCTGAGATGCTAGCCCTGGCGCCTAAGGCTCCGTTTATTGGCTACGGTGGGCAGTTTGAAGGCTACGAGACTCAGTGGAAGACTGCCAATACGACCAACTGGCCCTACTTAGAGGTCAACCCAGATGTGACTGATGGCGCTGGCGCAACCCTGCCACTGCCCACGCGAGCGCAGCCCCCGATGGCCTCTGCGGGCCTTTTGCAAGCCAAATCGGGGGCATCTGAGGACATCAAAGCGGCCACAGGGCAGTACAACGCTAGTCTGGGCATGGGCGGTAATGAGCGAAGCGGCAAGGCTATCCTAGCCCGTCAGCGCGAGGGTGACGTTGGCACTTACCACTATGTTGACAACTTAGCCCGTGCCATCCGCTACGTGACCCGGCAACTGCTGGACATGATTCCCAAAATCTACGACACCCAGCGTATTGCCCGAATTATTGGCGAGGATGGCGATACTGAGATGGCAAAAATTGACCCATCCCAAGAGATGCCGGTCAAGCGAATCGTCAATCAAGAAGGCATTGAAATTGACAAAATCTACAACCCCAATGTCGGCAAGTACGATGTGGTGGTGACCACCGGCCCCAGCTACAGCACCAGACGGCAAGAGACACGGGAAGAAATGGCCCAACTGCTGCAAGGCAACCCGGCGCTCATGCAGATTGCAGGCGACTTGTTTGTCAAGGCAATGGATTGGCCTGGGGCGGATGAGTTGGCTAAACGGCTGGCTAAAACCATTGACCCCAAACTTTTGAGCGACGATGAAGACCCGGCCCTGCAAGCTGCCAATATGCAGATGCAGGCAATGGGGCAGGAAATGCAGCAAATGCAAGAAATGCTGCAAAACGTCCAAGAGTCAATGGAAGCGCAGACTTTGGAGATCAAGCGGTTTGACTCTGAGGTCAAAGCCTACGATGTAGAAACCAAACGCATGACCGCAATGGCTGCCGCCATGACGCCTGACCAGATACAAGAGATTGTGCTGGGGACTGTGCAGGGCATGATTACCAGCGGTGACTTGATGAGTTCAATGCCAATGGAGCCAATGATGGGCCAAGACCAGATGGGCCAAATGATGCCACCTGAAATGATGCCGCCACTAAACCAAGGTATGTAACATGACATCCCTATCCCCAACACCTAAGCTGCAATTCTTTGACGCCAACGGCGCACCACTGGCCGGTGGGCTGCTGTACACCTACGAGGCTGGCTCGACTACACCATTAGCCACCTACACCGACAGTACTGGCGTCAGCGCCAATACCAACCCCATCATTCTGGACAGCCGTGGCGAGGCCAATGTGTGGCTAGAAGGTGCTATCTACAAGTTTGCCTTGTACACCAGCGTAGGCGTGTTGATCTGGACGGTAGACAACATCAACGGCAGCACTTTTGCATCTAATGCTACGGGTGACGGGACAACAACTGCTTTCTCGGTGGTCAATGGCTTTACCGCCATTTACATCAACGGTGTGTACCAGAACCGCAATACCTATACCGTAACCAGCGGCACGGTGACGTTTAGCGAAGCACCGCCCGACACATCCATCATTGAAGTTGTTTACAACTAGGAATCGCCATGTTAAAAGTAGCAAATTCAGTCATCAACGCCAGCCAAATCGCAACGCCAATCACGTTTGTTGGCGACGTTACCCTGTCCACTGGCAACCTAATCGTTGGCACATCTGGCAAAGGCATCGACTTTTCTGCTACATCACATCCTGCTGGGATGACCAGCGAGTTGCTGGCTGACTATGAGGAGGGGACGTTTACCGCAACTCTAACTTCTGCTACGCCACCAACTACGCCACCAACGACAACTGCTAGGTACACCAAAATTGGTAGGCAAGTAAGCGTACAAATAGATTTTTCAAATGTAGATACAACAGGTGGCCTTGGGGCAATGAGTGTAACTGGCCTTCCTTTTGCGGCGTCAACAGCAGCTGCAACTGCTTATTGTTCAATTGGAACGGTTGGTAAATATCAACTTGGAGTAACCGTTAGCGCCGCTGGAATACCTACATCAATTCCTACAACACTTGAAATTTTTGACGCAAATAACACAACTTTGTCGGCAATAGTTGCGGGTTCTGGTAGGTATTTATTTATTAGTATTACTTATACAATTTAAAAATTTCAAATGTTAAAAATAAGTAAGGAATAATATGTCGCTTACAAAAGTTTCTTATTCAATGATAACTGGAGCGCCAGCTAATATTTTAGATTATGGTGCAGTCGGTGATGGAGTAACTAATTGCAGCAATGCAATTCTTGCAGCATTGCAATCGGGTATTCAGGCCGTGTATGTGCCGCTTGGTACATTTGCAATGACAAGCAACATTTCTGCAACCATTGCAACTGATGTGACTTTTTATGGTCATGGAACTATTATTTACACAGGTACAACTGGCAACACAAATCCATTGATTGCCATTGAAACTGGTAACAACACATTGACTATTAATGGGTTAAACTTTGATGGCAATGACAAAATTGCCGCTGGTGTTCGTGTTTACAACACAGCCACACCATCAAGCAACACACTCCCAGACTGCACAATCTCCAACAACCTGTTCATTCGTTTCCGCATGACCGTAGCAGGCATCTGGAACCAAGCGGTTTATGTTGCAGGCTCTTTCCAGTTGGTCACCATCCAAAGCAACCGAGTTCGCTTAATTACTCGCGCTGCTGGAACTGGAGTCCCATCTAGCAGTGGAACAGCAGGCATTGAAGTTGTACCTTACAGCAATAGCCAATTCATTGTTGAATGTTTGCATTACGGCAATCAATACGCAGTGATTGGTGGTGATGATTTAATTACATCTCCAAACTGTGTTGACTATGACGGTTTTAAGTTTTTTGCACCAAGCCCTGCTGCGGCATCTGGTCAATACGCTCAGTCCACATTGACCTCATTTGGAAACATCTTCCGCAACTGCCGTGGCCGCGCCATGAAGATTCAAGCCATAGGCTCTGTGCGTGATGAAACCATCATTCGTGATGATTCAAACGGAATCACAATTTTTGGCGGTAGTTCTGAGATCAACTTCCAATTTGGTGTTGGCATGGTATCTAACTGCCAATTCATCTATCGTGATTACGGATCACCATCATCTTCACCAATTCAAACTGGTTTAGTGTTGGTAAGTTTTTACCAAGGTTCTGATTACGGTGAAGACACTGGAAGTTGTATTGTTAATGGACTTCAAGTATTAAGCAGCATTCCTCCCGGTGTGGGTTTAGATATTGGTTCAATTGTTGGCGCAACAGTTGGCGCAAGTGTTGCGACACCTTTGAGGCCAATTATTTCAATCACCAATGTTTCAATTAACAAAAATCCAATTAACGCAATTGTTAACATTGGACATGAAGCAACAACATTTGGTACTTTGCGTTTGGATAACATTACTGTTCCCAAATTAAATTGGAGTGCGGTAACAACCAATGGTGCAGACAACAATTTTGACATTATTGCAACCAATGTGATGAATGTTGATGGTGTTTCAACACCAGCCAATGCGAAGCCGTTTGTCGCTACATCAACTGGCACACCAACAGCTTATGTTGGCGCAATTGGAGGAACATTAAACCAAGGATTTTTGGCAACGTATGCAAATAGCAGCAGCGTTAACAAAGGCCCACTATTATTTAACGCTGGATTAACTGGCGATCAAAATGGTGGTGCTACATCTATTCAATCAACAGCACTTGCCGACGATGCGACCTATCAATTTGATTCTCGGTTCTACAACACATCTCGTGGATTATTTGTCGTTAGTGTTGATTTTGACTATACAACTCAAGGCGTGTTTGCCACTGGCGGCAATGCAATTTATTCAATTGCTGCACCAGCAGGCAGTTTGTTTACAGTATCTACCGCTGGAACAAACCCAGACGTTGATGGGCAATTTAATATGTGGTTTACAGGCGGTAAGTTAAATGTTAAAAATCGTCTTGGTAGCGCTCAGGTAGTTACCGTTAATTTTATTGGATAAACCCGTACCAGTTCGGACAACTGGAAACCTTAACGCCTGACTGGATGGTCAGGTTGGAAACAAGGAAACATCATGTTGGAAAAAGTTATCTCTGTTGATCTGATTGAAGTCTTAGAAAACGGCTCCGTGCAAGTCCGCACCAAGACTGCCATCATGGAAGATGGCAAGCAGATCAGCGGCACATTCCACCGCCACGTTATCGCCCCCGGCGCTGATTACAGCAATGAGGATGCTCGAGTAAAGGCTATTTGCAAGGCAACGCATACGGCGGCTGTGGTGACTGCTTACAAGGCTGCTGCCGAAAAATGATCCGCACTGCCTCTGGCCCAATCTTGCGATACATGAAAGCCTGTGGTTTTCAGGGCTGGACTAGCTTCTGGAACGTGATCTACATGGCGCCAGGCTACGAGCAACACGATGCCCTGATCCGCCACGAGCGCAAGCACCTGGAGCAGATGCAGCGTGATGGCAAGGTGCTGTACGCTATTAAGTATGGCTATTGGCTGATACGATACGGCTACTGGGCCAACCCCTACGAAGTCGAGGCACGAGCCGCTGAATAACCTTGAAAGACAAACATGGCTAACGAACAATCCGCATTTTTTCCAAACGGCCCAACCGTTGTGATTACCGCTAATTCAAGCGCCCCAACAGCCGCGCAGATTCTGCCGACTTTTACGGCAGTCACACCGCCAACCAACCAGTACCGGGTGGTCAACGTGGGGTCGGTAACCGCCTTCTTAGGTGTTGGTGCAACGGCGGCTATTGCGGTCACCAATGCCGCAGCGGTTACCACCACCGGCAACGGCATTCCTATTGTGGCTGGCGCCGTGGAAGTGTTCAACTTCCCGCCTACCTCATTCTTCACCGCAACAGCGGCGTCTTCTTGTGTTCTTTACGTCACACCTGGACAAGGACTATAATATTTGTACTGGCCCAATGACCAGGGAATCTTAGGATTCAAAAATGTCAGCTGTAGAGCAAGTAGCGGAATTAGCCCCCGCGCCGGAACTGGAAACCACGGCGGTTACTCCAGAACCTGTAGTTGAAACGCCGGAAGTAGCAGCTAAGACATTCTCGCAAGAGGAACTTGACGCCGCTATTGGTAAACGCCTCGCAAGAGAGCAGCGAAAGTGGGAACGAGAGCGACAGCCTGCGCCAGCAGTGGCAGTGGACTTACCTCCGCAAGATCAGTTTGAGTCGGTTGATGCTTACGCAGAAGCCAAGGCTTACAAACTGATTGAGCAGCGGGAACTCCAGAAACAGCAAGCTGAGATTCTTGATGGGTATCACGAGCGTGAAGAAACGGCTAGGGCTAAGTACAGCGACTTTGAACAAGTTGCCTACAACCCCAGCCTCAAGATTACAACCGTGATGGCACAGACGATTCAATCGTCGGACATTGGGCCTGACTTGGTTTATCACCTTGGCTCAAATCCGAAAGAGGCAGATCGTATTTCTCGACTAGCGCCTATTTTGCAGGCCAAAGAGATTGGATGGCTTGAGGCTAAGTTAGCCGAGAACCCCGTCCAAAAGCGCACTTCTGGTGCGCCTGAACCGATTTCACCAGTTACCGCCCGAGGGGTGGGTTCTGGGTCTTTTGACACAACTGACCCACGGTCTATCAAGACCATGACGACCAGCCAGTGGATTGAGGCCGACAGAGCGCGACAAATGAAAGCGTTGCAGGCGCGAAAGTTTTAATTTATTTTCTAAGGAAAAATCGTGGCTAATAGTATTCTTACCATTGACATGATTACTCGGAAGGCTCTTGAGATTCTTGAGAACAACCTGGTAATCACCCGCAACGTAAACCGACAGTACGATGACAGCTTTGCTGTTAGCGGCGCAAAAATCGGCTCTACTCTGCGTATTCGCCTGCCTGATCGCGCTCTGGTGACTGACGGTGCAGCCCTGCAAGTGCAGGACGATGCCGAGCAAAGCACCACGCTGACGGTTTCTACCCAAAAGCACATTGGTGTGAACTTCACCACCGCTGAGTTGACTTTGCAGTTGGATGACTTTGCAGAGCGGGTTCTCAAGCCCCGTATCTCTCAGTTGGCCTCCAGCATTGACGCTGACGTTGCTAACGCTTACAAAGCAATCTTCAACACCGTAGGCACTCCCGGCACTTCTCCCGCTACCGCTTTGGTTCTGTTGCAAGCGCAGCAGAAACTCAACGAATCGGCTGCTGGTATGGCTCCACGCTACGCTACCGTCAACCCTGCTGCCAACGCTGGCTTGGTCAACGGCCTGTCTGGTTTTTTCAACCCCACCGACACCATCAGCAAGCAGTTTAAGAACGGCATGATGGGTACTGGCGTGTTGGGCTTTGACGAAATCAACATGAGCCAATCCATCAAGGTTCATACCACTGGCTCTCGTGCTGGTACGATTTTGGTTAACGGTGCTGTTAGCACCCAAGGCCAATCGACCATCAGCATCGACGGCCTTACTGGTGCGACTGACACGGTGACTGTTGGCGATGTGTTCACGATTGCTGGTGTGTTTGCAGTTAACCCACAAACCCGTGAGTCAACTGGTTCGCTCCAACAGTTTGTTGTTACCGCCGCACAAACTGGCGTTAGCAATGCTTTGGCAAACATGGCAATCAGCCCACCAATCTACACCAGCACAAGCGCCTTGGCTACCGTTAACAGCTTCCCCGCTGACAACGCTGCCGTGACCTTTGTTGGTACAGCATCTACTGCCTATCCGCAAAACATGATCTACCACAAGGACGCAATCACGTTTGCTACGGCAGATTTGGTCATGCCCCAGGGGGTCGATATGGCTGCTCGTGCAAACCATAACGGCATCAGTATGCGTGTGGTTCGTGCTTACGACATCAACAACGACCGTATGCCTTGCCGTATTGACGTACTGTACGGTTTCAGCACTATTCGTCCTCAGATGGCTTGCCGTCTGTGGGGTTGATTTAACTCATTCAAAAGGAAATTATCATGGCTCTCCCTAATGGTGCAGGCGGTCAACAACTTGGTGACGGCAACCTACTTGAAGCAGTGATGGGGGTTCAAACCATCCCAGCTACTTTGACTGCCGACACAACTTTGACTGCGGATCAAGTGGCAGTTGGTTTGGTTGTTTGCAAGAAAGCCTCGGATGCTACGTTGACTGTGACACTGCCTACCGCAGCGTTGCTTGACGCAGCTATCACAAGCGCAAAAGTTGGTTCGTCTTTTGATCTAACTATTTGCAACGACAACAACAGCGGTAGTTCGTCTACTGTTCCGGTCACAACCGGCACAGGCATCACAATTTTTGGTAGCGTGACTGTGGGTCGTCATGGCGCACATACCTACCGTTTTGTGAAAACCGGCGATGCTGCCTATTCGGCATTTTTGATGTAAACCTATGGCAGTCATCTACCTACGTCACCCCGTGCACGGGACGAAAGTCGCTTGCATGGAAGCAGAAGCTGTTTATGACGAAAAGAACGGCTGGGTGAGGTTTGATGTAGATGCAGAGCCTGTCACGGTGAACGAAATGAAACGTCCCCGTGGCAGGCCACCCCGAGTTGAGGTTGTTGACGTAGGAGCATAGGTATGACCACATCTGCTGGCGACCAGATAAACGGGGCGTTGCGCCTGATTGGGATGTTGGCAGAGGCTGAAACGCCTTCAGCCGCTACGTCTGCTGACGCACTGTCGGCAATGAATCAGATGATCGACTCATGGAACACTGAGCGGTTGTCAGTGTTCACAACGCAAGACCAAGTGTTCACTTGGCCTGTAAATCAAGCTACACGCACGTTAGGCCCAACAGGTAACTTTGTTGGCAACCGGCCTGTCTTGGTTGACGATGCTACTTACTATAAAGATACCTCAAACGGTACTTCGTATGGCATAAAAATAATCAACGAGCAGCAGTACAACGGCATTGCTGTTAAGAACACGACCAGCACTTACCCGCAAGTGCTGTACGTCAACATGGGCTACCCCGACATTACGATGACGGTGTATCCTGTGCCAACTTCACCGCTGCAATGGCACATCATATCGGTGGAAGAATTGACGCAGCCAGCGGTGCTGGCGACTACGCTGTCGTTCCCACCAGGCTACCTACGAGCCTTCAGGTTCAACCTAGCCTGTGAGATTGCCGCTGAGTTTGGCGTCGAGCCAAGCCCCCAAGTCTCGCGCATTGCCATGACCTCCAAGCGCAACATCAAGCGCATCAACAATCCTGATGATGTGATGGCTATGCCCTACGGCATTGTTGCCAATCGTCAACGCTACAACATCTACGCTGGGAACTTTTAATTATGACTACCGTTGCCATCTCCGGTCTGCCCGTTGCCACCGTCATCAACGCTGCCGACATTGTTCCGTTTGTCCAAGCTGGCACAACCAAGAGCATCAGCAAGACCCTGTTGTTCACCAGCCCTGCATTGGTAACGCCAGCGTTGGGTACGGTTGCCAGTGGCGTCATTTCAGCCTGCACATCGACCAGCATGGTCATGGTGACACCAGTAATTGGTGCAGCCACCGGAACAAGTCTTAGCACCACAGGCAACCAAGTCATCAGCGGCACAGGCAAGCAAGGTTACGCCACAGGTGCTGGTGGAACGGTTACCCAAGCCACCAGCAAAGCTACAGGCGTGACGTTGAGCAAATCTACAGGCCAAATCACATTAGACGCTGCGGCATTGGCTGCTTCCACGACTGTGAGTTTTACGCTGACAAATACGGTTATTGAGGCTGGCGACATCCTAATAATGAACCACATCAGTGCAGGCACTGCTGGTTCTTACCTGCTCAATGCTCAATCGGCTGCGGGTTCGGCCAGCATTAACGTGCGTAACATTTCTTTGGGTTCGTTGAGCGAAGCGATTGTGATCGCCTTTGCCGTCATCAAGGCTGTCGCTGCGTAATGAAAACGCCCATCCTTGGTTCGGCCTATGTTGCCCGTAGCGTCAATGCTGCAGATAATCGATGCGTCAACCTGTTTCCAGAAATCGTCCCAGACGGAGGAGAGACAGGCGGGTTTCTGAACCGTGCGCCTGGACTTGACTTGCTGGTGACGGTTGGGACAGGGCCAATACGGGGCTTGTGGACGTTTAACGGCGTTGCCTATGTGGTTAGTGGCACGGAACTCTACAGCCTCACCACGGGCTATGTAGCCACCTTGCGAGGCACGGTAGCAGGCACTGGCCCCGTCAGCATGAGCGACAACGGCACTCAGTTGTTCATTGCGGCCAATGGGCCGGGGTACATCTACAACAGCAGCACGGCAGTCTTTGCCCAGATCACTGACGTTGACTTTGCTGGCGCGTTGGTAGTTGGCTACTTGGACGGTTACTTTGTTTTCATCCAGCCAAACAGCCAAGTATTTTGGGTAACGCAACTGCTGGACGGATCCTCCGTTGGCCCGCTTGACTTTGCCAGTGCCGAGGGTTCGCCTGATGGTTTGGTCAGCATGATTATTGACCACGGGCAGATTTGGCTGTTTGGCACTAACTCAGTCGAGGTCTGGTACGACTCTGGCGCTGCTGACTTCCCCATGACCCGCA